GTTCCCCACGTTGCCGTAGCTTTCGCGCTGAGCCCACGCGGGGACGAGAGCCAAAAACAGAATCAAGTATTTCATTGCTACATCCCCCTCACGATTTGGGCGTTGAATGTCTGGTTGCTGATGGTGTTCGCACCGGCCAACCGGCACAGCTTCACGGTCACGGTGTTGGTAGTGGAAACATACACCGCCCCAAGGATGATTCCAGCGGGGAATGTGTTGTATAGGCTCACTGTCGGCACGTCGCCGGATGCGGCTCCGGCCACCGTGATGTTCTGCTCCTCGCAGTTCCCCGTGCCGCCGAATGTGGAGAACGACAGTGATGCCGTCCCCGTGATCCGAGTAGGCACCAAGGCCGGATCAGTCAGTACCAGATTCCCACCAGCCGTCCCCGCCGCGAAGCACGTCCCCGTGAACGCCGCCCCTGCCGCAGGTTCGATAGTGATGTCCCCGCTGCCGTTGGTGGTAAACTTCCACCCTTCCGGCCACTCTCCGTCAGAGGATCGTCGGCAGCCACCTGCCGGGATCGGCGTCGTGCCGAGCCCGTGGGTCGCGGCGGTGACGGTCAGGGTCGTCTGGCCGGTGAACACAATTGGGTAGACCGCGCCGCCGCCGCCGCCGCCGCTTCCGCACGTCGCCCACTCGGTATCGGTGGCTCCGGAGTTGAGAGCCAAGCATTTGCTGCCGTTCCCTGAGTAGGAGTTCAGGAGGGCCACTCTTGCCGCCGCCGCTGTCGTTGCGCCAGTGCCGCCCTTGTTTACCGCCAGCGTCCCCGAGATATCGGTGAACGCATAGTCATTGGTCGCCGCAACGACTGCGCCCGTGCGCCCGAAGACGCTCGATACAGCGCCGCCTGTGCCGCCACCTGTGGTCGCAGCGCACGTTCCGGTTAGCGCAGGGTCAAACGTGAAGACGGCAGTGTTCAGCCCTATCGTCGTGGTTGCTGGCGTAACCGTTACGCCGGAGCTATCGGCGCACCCGGTTGTGTAGTAGAGAGTGTTCCAGTTGTGGGTAATGGTAACGCTGGTCTGTGTGGTGAATGACGCGCCAGCAGACGCGCCGCCAGAGCCTCCGCCACCAGCCGCCCAGCTGGTGACGCCGTTTCCATCAGTGGTCAGTACGTAGCCGTTCGTCCCTCCTGAAGTAGGCAGGGTCATCGTCCAGGTCCCAGCAGCGTCAGCAGGCTGGACAGTTACCGTCCCGCTGGTGATGCCATTAAGGACAAGCTTGCCAAGATACGTGCTGGTCTGGCCGCTGGTAATCGGCCCGAAAACTCCCAGGGATTTAGTGGTCGTGTTGAAAGCCAGTCCGCTGTCAGACCCAAGCGTGCCGAGTGAGGCGATATAGGGGACCAAGCCGGGGGAGACCAGGGAGGCTGCGCCAAGGACGTCGCCTGTTCCTGCGCCAAGGACCCCCACGTCCGACCAAGTGTCCGGAGCCGTACAGAGTTTCAGTACAGGCGTGGAGGCTGTGTTGATGAACAGCTCTTTGCCCGCTGTGCAAGAGGCCGGATTGGTAGCGCCATTCCTGATAGTCCCGCTACCGCCTCCGACAGTCACCGTGCCCTGCCCATAGCAAAAGGCAGCAATCAAGAAGATCAGGATAAGTTTCATGCTACCTCCCGTGTCCAGCTTGGATTACAGTCAGCAGGCAGGAGCCTGACCCACTGGTTTGGTTCAGCCGCACAGCCGTCACAGGCGCGACGAACTGGACCGCGAAGTTCGCAGTCTGGTCGGTAGCGTCAGGGTGGTTGATCCAGACAGCCGAAGACAGGTCTGAAGCATACGGATCATCCAGGGTGAACTGGAGCGTGACCGTTGCAGACCCAGTGAAGTACCCTCCGGCTGTGACCGAGAAGTACTTGGCGTGAATATTGAGGGGGATGGGCGCAGATGCGCTCACCCCTGACGTGGTTCTCTTAACAGGGGTAGACATTGCGCCTCCTTGTTAGGCTGTGGTGTAGGTGACGGCCCAGACCATGGTGCCGACGCCGGTTGTGCCAGTGGTTGTGATGTTGAGGATGATGCTCGTGTCTGAGCCGATGTTCGACATCTTGAGGAGCTGCGCCGCAGAGAAGGTGATCGCCAAGCGGCCAGCGCCAGCAGACTTGAAGTCGGTGGAGGTGACGTACTCTTCTCCGCCTGACGTCTTGCCTACCTTCAGCGTGGCAGCCGTGCCAGCCGTGTAGGCCACAAGGCAGTCAATGCGGATGTCAATGATGCGGGAGTTGGCAGGAAGGATGATGGTGGAATCCTTGCTCGCCGCTGCCGTATGAGAGAGGCCCCCGTACTGAGCGAGAACAACGGACCCAAGGTTGGCACTTGCACCTTCGCGAACGGTGCCGATCTTTACTGGACCAGAGAACGTTGAAGCGGCCATTGATTTTCCCCTATGAGGTTCATGATTCTGTAGTCTTCATAGCGTCTGCCTGCGCAGTCTACAGAATCGTTTCGCAGGATTAGCCTGTGTAGGCAAGAATTTTAGGAAGGTCATTCAGGCCATTCTTGGCCAGCGCTTCCAGGTTATTGAGATTGCAGGGTTGCCAGTTGCGGGGGCGGCTCCGATTTTCCAAGGCCGTGATGACCCATAGGTTCCATGGGACATGGAGACCACAGACTGTCTTCCCCTTGAGCGGAACGATATGGTCTACCTCATGCGGCACCTTGCGGGACATGATGTCGGCCAATCTGTACATGTCGTCTATACACTCACGCATCTCTGGGGTTTCCCAGGGAGGAACGGCTTGCTTCTTCATGGCAATGCGGCGGTAAGATGAAGAGCGGATCTTAGCTGCGTTGTCTTTGCGCCACTGGGCGGAATAGACCTTGCGCTTGTCTTTGTTCTTGATGTAGTTAGCGCGATGCTCTTCGGTGCGGGTGAAGCCAGCGGCGGCCCGCTCTTTGCGCCACTCCCTGGCGCGAGCCTTCTGACTCTCAACTGTCTCCTCGCTACGGCTTGCAGCGTAGTCTTTACACCTCTCGGCCCAGCACTGGTGAGAGGCGCATTGCGCGGTCTCCGCGTCCCTCTCAGTGCTGCCGCAACGATTACACGGCTGGCCGTGGTACGTCTTGTTCCCGCTGGCTATTGCCGCATTCCTCGTCCCGCGTGGACTGCGTAGCCTAGTTGATGAAAACTCATCAGGAGCAATCTTGCGCATCCTGTCGCACACAACACAAGCTCCGCTTGAAGTGAAGCGCTTTTCAAGGTGACCACGCACGCATGGCTTCCCGGTGAAATAATATGCCTCACCTGTTGCTTTTGCTTGCTTTTGTGTGACTATGGTTTCCATAACTATATTTGCAAATCTACGATCCTGATGTACCGAAGATCCCTAATGGGTCACTGCATCCAAAGGAATATCGTTCCGTAGCCCGGAATTTGAGATTTCCGGTCTCGAAATCGCCATCTTCTTTGAATGTATAGGGACGCCTAACGAACATTTTCATGCCGTTACTAACGTCCGTCTTGAGGAACCAAGCGTTCGAATCCGTGAAATAGTGGTTCACGCAATACCCACCGGGAATCACATTGTTCTTCACGATGGCATTGATGTCGCGATCCGACGTTCCGGGACGATCCGGGTTCTTCAGGATGCGGGTTGCCACAAACTGGAGAGCCGGGGGGATCAGCATCTTGACGGGCTTGGCCGCGATCAGCAGGCCGCGCTCATCGGTCCAGGCGGCGATCTGAATCACGGCGGCCTCAATGGAGGTCTCATTCAGATCAGCGTCCGTGCTGGGCTTGTTCGCCACTGTGCCGCCACTGATGAGCGGATGCGAAGCGGAGAACAGGTACACGCCATCACCAGTCTTGAACGTGGTGAAGCCGGTGTTGATCAGATTGGCGGCCTTGACCTGTTTGGTGTTGGCCATGCCACGCGCCAAGGCTTTGGTGTAGCGCTTGCTCAAGGACTCGTAGAGGTTGTCTTCCTGCGCTTCCTCAGTGATGACGAAGCCCAGGCCGATGGTCTCGTGAGTGTAGCGGGCGACCCACGCTTCCTGAGCGGAGTCGTAGGTGATGCCCTGGCCTTCCGTCTTGACCGGCGCAGTGCCGAATCCGGAAAGCTTCAGCTCTTCCTCAAACGCGCGGTCTGAGGTCTCGACGTCGTAGATGTCCTTGTGCTCTTCTTCGTACTTCTTGTACTCCATACCGAAGAGAGCCTTGAGCCCAGGGACTAGCTCTTTTTGAAGTTGTGCTCTTGTGATGACGCCCATGATTCATGTCCTCCCTTACTGCCCTGTCGCGTTCTCATACGCATGTACACCAGGGACGAACTTGACGATGCAGTCCGTGTACCCGGTGCCGGGGTCAATCACATCCACGATGCGAACCGCGAACGTGGCCGTCAGCGCGATGCTGGAGTGCAGCAAGTGAACCTTGCTCTTGCCGGTCGCCGTGGAGCCAGCGCCGAAGTTGGCCAACTGAGCGTTGAAGCCGACATTGGCGCGGGTCGTATTCCCGGAGGACTGGATCTTGAACAGCATCTTCGGGTCGTCCCACACGTAGATGTAGACGTCGGTGTAGCCGTTCGTGATGGCGTTGGCAGGCAGGTAGTTGCTGTACTGCTTGGTCTTGGTGTTGGGATCGGTATACTCGCACCCGGCGAAGACGCCGACAGGGGTATAGCCATTGGCCGTGGTGGTGGGCGTGGCGGCGACCACGATGGGCGCACCAGCCTGAATGTTAACCATGTCGCCCAGGAAGATCGCCGTGGCCGTGTTGGCCGTCATGGGGATCTGCCGGGTGGCACCGTTGAAATAGCCGCTGCCGGTTACTTGAACCGGCTCCAGGCCATACGGAGCTGCTGTAGCAGGCATTCTCTTTCTCCTAGATCATATTCGGTCAGGCATGGCTCTTCAGCTCAGACTTGACCCCGCCAGTGATCTTCACCTGGGGATGATCGCTGCTTGTCATCTCTGCCCTGATCGACTCAGCTTGCTGAATCGCCTTGTTTGCGAAGTACCGACGCCGGTCTTCGGCGTCCTCTTCGGGCATCTGACAGAGCATCAATCCACCGATGACGATGTTGTCCGGGTATCCGCTGCGCTTGTCTCCATGCGCGGAGATAGACGGTTGCTCCACTCCCGGCACAGGCTCCCAACCCTCACGCATGCGTACATTGACGTTCGACACGTCGGGCTCAGCCAACGTGGAAACCCGTATGTAGCGGTGACGGAATCCTGGTTTCGGATCTGGATCTGGAAGGATACTCTCCTCCCACGGTTTTTTGCGAGAGGTTTTCTCTCGGGTTTGTTGGTCTCTGGAAACTCTGATCTCAGCCATGGGTCCTCCTACTGCGGATCGACATACTTGATGTACTCTTCGATCGGGACTCCGAGCCTCTTGGCGAGTTCGACCTGAGTCCTGGTAACGGTCACTTTGCGCACGCCGGTCGGACTGACCCGCGTGGATGGTGCAACGACAGAGAGCTTTCTCTGCGCCGGTTTCTGTGGTTCTACATGCTGAGTAGAGTCTTCAAACTTGTCTGGGAAAACTTCCCGCAGGCGGGCGTCGATGATGTTGAAGTACGCGGGCGACCCCGGAAGGACGCCGTTCTCCACCAGCGCCGTATGGATCTCCCTGGCGCTGTTCGTCATGACTTCGTCCTTGCCAAACCATCCTGCATTGTCCTGTGCCCACTTCACCTCTAACGCAGTCGGCTGTCTCTGAGGCGGCGCTTGCGGTACGGGGGGAGGGGCTGGGGCCTGCACGGGCGGAGCCGCTGGCACCTGGGGAACCATCGTCCTCTGAGTGCTGACGCGAGCCAAGCGAGATGTCGCTTCGGCAATCTTGGTGGCGTCTCCAGCATCAAAGGCCTGCTTGACTCAATCGCAATCTTCGTTCCGAAGGCGGCCCGGCCTTCGGCGTCCTGATTCTGCTGTGCTACCCTCTTGGCCCACGCGATCGCTTCATCCCGCTGGCGCTCTGCCTCCAGGCGTTGCCGCTGCTCCTCGTGGAAGTTGTAGGTAACAGTGGCGATCCGTCTTTGGAAGTGCTTCGGGAGATTGGCGTCGTTCGGGTCTTCAACCTTGGGCTCCCCTACGCGAGGCGGGCGGCGGTCCTGTTCAGGACGGTCGTCTACTACCTCAATCTCAGGGGCTTCCGGCTCAGCTGGCGCTACCGGCTGCTCTTCGAGTTGTACATCCTGATCGAATTCTTCCGTCACGGGCGATGTACCTCCTCCGGAGATCCGGCGACTGCTTCAATCTGATCGTCGTTCAGGAAGCGATACTCCTCCCCGCGAACGAAGAAGCGGGTTCCAGAGTAGGCACGAAACATCACGAAATCCCCAGGCTTACACCAGGGGCCGGTGGGGAACTTCTCCGGATCGTGATACGCAATCGCACCTAAAGCGATCACCTCCCCTAAGATGCTGGCCGTTTCCTCTGTCTTCCTGGTCTCTTCAGGGAGGACAATGCCACCACTTGTAATGTCCTTCTTCTTGGGGATGCGAATCATGAGCTTGTACCCGATCGGTACAGGGAGAATCTTACTCATGTCCGCACATTCAAAAGCCTCTGAGAGCAACGAACTCCCAGCGGTGTAGTTGTTTTGCATGTTATTCATCCTGCAAGTCCTCCGTTCTGGACGACTTGATTGCTTCATCAAGAGATTGCTTTGCGCGGCGGAGCCCGCTGATGGTGCCTACTGCTTTCATGTAGGAAGGATAGTCGGTGCAAGCGCCGCCAAGGACGCCAGACGTGAGCGACTCAACCATGGAGTCTACGTCACGCTTGAATGCAGAGATGGCTGACTCGTCGATCAAGCCCCACCTCCGTTAGATGGACCACGCATGGCCTCTTTTGCAAAGTCTGCTTCCATGGCATCGCTCGCCCGCTTGGCTTCGGCGGCCAACCGGTTGGCTTCCATGCGCTCCCGCGTGGACAGCTCAGCAGACTTCCTCTGCGTCTCCGTCTGGAGCTTGGCCGCCCCGAGCTGACTCTTCAGCGCATTGCTCTGCTGGGCGATCTGGCCCTGCTGTTGCAGTCTGGCGATCTCCAGCTGGAGTCTGGACTTCTCCATCTCTCCCTGCTGCTGAAGCTTCGCCATCTCAAGTTGCTGCTTTGCCTGGGACTCCTGAGCCTTGAGCTGAATCTCTTGCAGCTTGAGCTGGAGTTCCTGGGACTTGATCTGAAGCTCCTGGCGCTGGAGCTGGATGACGGGGTCGTTCTGCGCCTGTTGGGCGGCCTGGGCGTCGGCCTGGGTCTTCGCCGCGTTCGTGGCCCGCTTCGCGCCTTCAGCCATGAGCATCGCCAGATTGTGCTCTACCTCTGGCGTCATCTCGTCGCCCGGCAACGGGAGAGGCGTGCCGACGTTCCGCTCCACTTCATCCCGGTAAGCATAGGCCATATGCTCCCCAATGTGGGCGTCAAAGGCGGCCTTGACGGGGTTGCCAGTCGGGGACTGTGTTAGGGCCTGGATGACCTGTTTGTCTTGCAGGAGGGCCGCATGCACCGCGATATGGGCCTTGTGGTCCTGGTATGCGAACACCTTGACCGGCTTCCCCTTCATGATGTGGATATTCTCTGAGACGGGGTCAGTCGGCTTCACATCCTCATCGTCAGGGACCAGCTGTTGTGCGTTTTCCACGCCCATGGCGGTCAACATGAAGCGATGGAGCTTGGGAAGGTCGTAGAGGTCAGGCGCTTGCGCGGCCAGCTGTAGGGCAGCCTGGGCCTGTAGAATGCGCTGTCCCATGCTGGAGGCATTCGGGTCAGACACAGGTAGGATATCTACCCGGCTGTCATAGTCCGCTGTCTTGTCTGAGCGGGACCCGGTCTTGGGGTCGTAATCGTACTCTGACCCCTCGTCCTTGATCAGGCTGGTCAGGATCTTGAACTCATTGCGCTGGGCGGCATGAAGACGCGCCTGGATGGCGCTCATAACCTTCATGGACCGCTCAATCAGCGCCAATGTGGTGCCAACCGGGGCCTGCTGGTTGCTTTCGCCGATGTTCATGTCAGCAATGCTGGCAAATCGGCGGCCTTCCTCAATCAGGTTCCCAAGGAGCTGGTAAAGGACGGCGGAAGGCTCCTTGAATGGCAGGGTGAAGAAGGAATCCCGCAAAGTGCCCACGCCAACGTCCGCATCCCTGAATTCTCCAGGCTGGAGTGGCGTATTGTCGCCCTTGATGCGCAGATCCTTGGCTTTGTACCCAGCCGGGAGGTTCGCCAGTGACCCAGCGTCGATCAATTGGCGCAGAATCGACGTGGAGCCCTTCGTCAGGCCGCCAATCAGGTGGACCAAGCCCAATCCATAGCTGCCGAAGCCGGGAATGTACTTGTAATGGACGAAGTGCATCCTCTTGGCCTTGGATGCGTCACCTTCCATCCAGTTGCGCCTGATAGAGAGGACTTCGTTGGCGTCCTTGTCCATCGTGACCACGTAGGGGAGGGCAATTCCGGTCGGCTGGCCCATTTCATCCACGTCATCGAAGCCTTCCAGCTCCAAATCGGTGTGAATTTCGTACAGGGTGTGGACTCCGGTGCTGTTTAGCTCTACCGGGGAGACCCCCATGACGGAATCGACCTTCTTTTCGATGTCCGTCTGGATCTGGATGGGCTCCGGAAGCTCAATCGCCCGGTACATGCCAGCATACTGGAGCTTTTTGACCTCAATGTCGTCCTTTTTCATGACATGCGTGTAGCGGGGACACGTTTCCAGCCTCGTGTAGCCATACGGCATGATGAAATCTTCCGCTGGGACGAACATTCCGGCAGGCCTGCCAAGGACTGGGTCCCTGTAGATCTTCCGGAATGCGGATCCAGCGAGCGGGAGGTTAAAAAGGAGCTGTTCGGTCTCGTCCCGGTACTCGGACATGCGCTCTGTGAGCCAGTAGTTCATGTCTTCCTGTACGCGGAAGGCCTGCTCTTCGACTTTTCTGTCTTCTTTGCCTATGATTGCTGTTTTTACGGGGCCAGATGCAGGAAACATCTCGGTGATGGCCTGCGATTGGAACCTGACGACAGCTTCAGCAAGGATCGGGTGATGAATTCCTGACGCGCCTGCCCACGGCCTGGATCTGTCTTCGATTTTGAGACCGAGATAGTCGATCCCTTGGGCTAAAGTGCGCTCCCAGTCGGCCCGGCTGCGCCTGTCTGAGTCCACTTTTTCGCCCAGCTCATAGGCGAGAGACCTCAGCTTGCTATCTTCAATGAATTCAGCGAGATTTGAGCCGAACTCAGGCTCGGGAAGGGGCTCTTCGTAGGGCAGTTCGCCGTCTTCGGGGGCGATGATGATCTCAATCGTCTCCGAGGCATCTTCAACGGGCGGCTCTCCCACGCCAGAAAAGATAGAATCTTCTGAGATCTGGAGTGGCTTGTCTGTCATCCTGGTCCTTGAGTTCAACCTTAACAAAAGAATGGACGGACGCAGGGAAAAATCTCAAATACCGCCGTCAGTAGTAGTCAGCCTTTGGCCTTGGAATGTATTTCTCATCATCGTCTTCTCCCGGCATCCTCACCAGTCCACCCTGCCGAAAGCGAAACAATGCCTGGACAATAGCGTCAACATAGTCATCATGTGCGCCTGATGGAAAATCAGCAAGCTCAGTGATAACATCTGCCGCCCATGCCTCATCTGGAGCCCACATCATCCCGGACTTGAACAGATCAGACACGGAATTCAGCCTGAGCGTCTTGTCTCCCTTGCCCACTGGGTTGAATGCGGTGGCCGGGATTCCGGAGCGCCTAAGTTCCTGCATCAGTGGCGACCCTGCGGCTTTAGCTTCGATGAGTAACGTGTCTGGATTCCAGTACTTATACGCGATTCTGGCCCGGCGCTTCAGCTCCGGGAACTCGTACTTGTCCTTGAAGGCGTCCAGGAGGATGAGCCCTACGTTTGAGACGTTCTCTTCGTTCTTCCAGGAGAACACTCCGAGCGTGACGCAGGCTGAGTAGTCAGCCCTCTGCTTCCTCTCGTAGGCCGTATCCCAGGACTGGATGATGTACTCGCAGCGGGGCGGCTCAGAGGACTCCCAGCGCCGCCAGGAGGACGCCGGGACGATTGAGTGAGTGGCGCTTGTAGGGCTCTGCTGGTACTGCGCAGACCACAGGTAGGCCGGGAGCCCGGCCCTCAGGGCCTCCAGCTGATCCAGCGGCCAGAACTCAGGCCACATCGCCTTCCCATCTTCAGTGATTGCCGGAAGCTCAATGTACTCCCATTTGTCAGAACCGATCTTCTTTTTCTGGTCTTCAAGTAATCGACCTGTTAAATCCCTCTTAGACCAACGTGTTGCGATTATTAGGATACATCCGTTTGGTTGAAGTCTTTGACGCGGACCAGTCATGAACCATTCATAGTCTTCGTCGTATGCTTTTGGGTTCCCACTCTTGGCCTGTTGTTCTGAGTGTGGATCATCAATCACGAGAAGGTCAGCGCCAATGCCTGTAACCGTGCCACCCGTGCCGATGGCGAAGTACTCGCCTCTGTGGTTCGTGTTCCATCTCCCGGCAGCCTTGGAGTCATCCTTTAAGCTGACATTTGGGAAGACCTCTGCGTAATCGTCCCTCTTGATTAGATCTCTTACTTTCCTGCCAAAGCCAACAGCCAGCTCAGCCGTGTTTGAGCACTGTATGATTTTCCTATCTGGAAACTTGCCAAGATACCATGATGGGAGATGAATAGA